AGCAAAAACAGCATTAAGAATATCCTTAGCTCAAGCCTTAGCAAACACCGCAGAAGCTATAACCAAATTGGCGGCAATCACAGGTGGTATTGGAGCTGTAATTGGTGGGGCAGCAATTGTCGCATTTAACGCAATACAAGTTGGTATTATTGGTAGTCAGTTGGCAAATATTGATTCTTACAGACGAGGTGGTAAAATCTCTAGTGGTAAATTCGCTGGTGGTGGATTAGTCTCAGGACCTTCACATGAATATGGTGGAGTTAAATTTGCCGGTGGTGGAATTGAGTTAGAAGGAAATGAAGCAGTTATCAACAGAACATCAACAATAAACTACATGGGACTATTAGACCAAATAAACCAAGCAGGTGGAGGAAAACCAATTACTCCAGCACTTGATGATTCAAGAATTGTTGAAGCAATTGCAAAACAACGAAACACTCCAATCAGAGCATATGTTGTAGAATCTGATATTACCGCTAAACAAGAAACAGCAAGACAACTTGAGAGATTAAGTCAGTATTAATATAACTATTTATTAAAGATGTATAAAGTAATAGAACTTGAAGTAAACCCCGAAATATCAGGTGACACTGGTGTATTTGAAGTAGCATGGGTAGAGTATCCTGCAATTGAGCAGGAATTAATGTATTTCAATAAACAGAAATTCTACAAGGCACCTGACAATGTGTCTGCAAAGGCATGTCGTGCCATCAAAGAGAATGAGGAAAGGGGAAATCCTGCAGCAACTCAAACAGGAAAAATCAGAGCGCAACAACTTTGTTCTCGTGATGAGATTTCATTGGAAACTGTAAAAAGAATGAAATCATATTTGGAGAGAGCCGCAACTTATTATACAGGAAACTACGATGACAATGGAACCATCTCTTATGACTTATGGGGAGGTAAACCAGCATTGGAGTGGGTAGATTCCATCTTAAAAGAATTAGAGATGGGAGTTCAAGACTTTGTTAGACCAGGTTCAACAGAATCCAAAGACGAGTTTATTGGTCGTTGCATATCCTATGTTATAAACGAGGGTAAGACTCAAGACCAAGCCGCAGGACAATGTTACGGTATGTGGGAGAATAGAGAGTTCTCAACAACAAGAGTTGGTTTTGAATGGGAAACTTTAAAGACCCCTACAGGATTAAGAATGTTTAAAAATGAAATGAGCCGAGGTTCATTACCAATTATATTCATACAAGGATTACCAACTCAAGACCTTATTGATTTTACCAATGAATATCGTATTCCTATAACAGCAATCCAACTGTATTCATCAAGAGCTGAGAAGGTAGATTTGATTAGAAGAATGGAATTACCAAGACATTATGATTCAGATTTTAATGTTAGACAAGAATTAGGACCTATAGCAATTAAATTTGATTATGATACTGCAGGTTTACCAGCATACGAGAACTATCCATCAACTGGTGATACGGACTCAATGTTGGTTGAACAAGAATTACCACCAGTATTATTTGAAGGAGATTGTGGTTGTGGTGTTGGTGGACTATTTGAGGGATTGGAAGACGCATGTTGGGAGGGTTATATTGCAATTGGAACAAAAATGTTAAATGGTCGTGAGGTTCCAAATTGTGTCCCAAAAGAAGAGTTTGAAAAGTTTCAAATGTTTCCTGGTCAAATTGGAATCATAGATGGAAATCCAATATTTGAGACCATTGAAGATGCTGAGAAGCACGCAACAATGATTGGTTGTGTTGGTCATCATTCACATGATGAGGGTTATATGGCTTGTGAGACACACCCTGAATCATTTGGTGTTGAAGATTATACTGAAGAAGAAATTGAAACAGTTAAATTGTTAAAGTTCTTAGCTGAGACTGACCTTGAAAAGTTTGAATCAATTACAGGAGCGATGAGAGGTTCAACAGAACAGGAAATCTACAGGAGAAACCATAAGACACCAACCATATATTTCAAATATGAAAGAATATTATCAGGTTCACCTGACAGAGATTTCTGTGATTCAATAGAGAATAGATATTTCCGTAGATTAGAAATAGATTTATTAAAAGATACCAATAAAGAATTTGGACATAATGGAGAATCTTATAGCAAATACTTATATAAGGGGGGGCCTAATTGTATTCACGCTTGGCGAAAATATTTGTTTCAAGAGAATAATATGGTAGACCAGGGAATGGCAGATGGAATTGCTGGTGTCCCACCAAAGTCATTACCAAACAACGGATACTTTAGTCCTGAAACAAAAAGAAAATCAGAGGTAGCTTATATTATATCACAACAGAACATGAACTCTGTATCTTATATGAAAGATATAGAATGTGTATTTGGTGATGTATGTAAACCAAACTTGAATAAAAATACAGAACAACTCTTTGCAGCAAAAACTGAAGAGAGAATGATATATACGCCTCTAATGATACCGGATATTTTAATCCCAAGAATTGATGAGGTAACAAATGAGAAATATTACGTAAAATTTACACCACAAACCATTGTTTCTATTAGGGATAAGTTCATGTCAGAATTAAGAAATCGTATGACCAACTATGAACATTCAGATAAAAAGTTTGAAGATTTGGTTCTCGTAGAAACTTGGATAATAAAAGGTGAAAAAGATAAATCATATGAATTAGGTTTTACACAAGAACAACTTCCTTTTGGAACTTGGATGTCAGCCTATAAAGTATTGGACACACCTGAAGGTAATGAGGTTTTAAAATTAATTAAAGAAAGAAAAATTCAAGGAGCAAGTGTCGAAGGCAATTTCCTACTTAATTTTTCAAGAGAAAAAAGAGACGAAGTTATTTTAAGCAAAGTTATTGATATTCTAAATTCTTTCTATGGAAATTAATTTTTTTCTGTCTTACAAACAATGTGATATTTATCTACGTAATATTTTGTATTTAATACAAAAAAACAAATAAACAAAAATAACTTAAAATTAATGATAGCAACAGAAGCATTAAACAAAATCGCTGACTTGTTAGGTCTTAAGTTTAAATCTGAAAAATTTTCTGTAACCAAGTTAATTGACAACATGACAACTATCACCAATAATAGTGAGTCCCCTTTTTCGATTGGAGATGAATTATTTATTGTTGGAGAAGATTCTATATTGAAACCTGCTCCGAGTGGAGAACACAAAACTCGTGATGGTATTCTTTTAGTAGTAGGTGAGGATTCACGTATTTCTAGAATTCAAGAAGTAGAAGAAGCCTCAACTGAAATTGAAGTGAACGAAGTAACAATGACAACAGCAACATTAGCAGATGGAACTAAGATTTTAACCGATGAAGATGGCAAATTTGAAGTCGGGCAAAAATTGTATGTAATCACAAAAGAAGATGAAAAAGTATCCGCACCTGAAGGGGAGCACACCACTGATTCTGGTATCGTCCTAACCGTAGATGGTAAGGGTGAAATCACAGGAGTGAAGTATCCTGATGAAACTGCAGAAGGTTCTTTATCACTTGAAGATTACAAAAATGAAATGAAAAAAATGAAGGAGGCGATGTCAGGAATGGTATCAATGATGTCCAAGTTCAGCAAGGAATTTGATTCCTATAAAACAGATTATGAGGATTTCAAGAACTCCCCTGTGTTTGATAAACCAGTGGCACGTAAGACCTTTGCAAAAGAAAATATTGCTGATGCGAAAGTTGCTTTCTTGAGAAATGCATTAAAAAAATAAATTAAATTAGAAAATAAAATGGAAAAGAAAATGTATAAAAAAGGTGAGGTATCATCCTTCTCTTTTAACTATGATTTAGCATCGCTTCCAACATATAACTCATACGGTGATGATATGTTGATTAAGGCGTTCTTAGGTTTGACGTTACCAAAATATTCATCTGTTAGACCAAACTTAAAAGGTACAACTGAAAAAGTAGGTTTCGTAACAAATGATGTTATTTTACAAGACCTTGCTTGTGGTTTTGACCCAACAGGAGACACTGTTCAAAATGTCGTTACAATTAATTTGTGTAATAAAAAAGTAAACCAACAGTTATGTCCTTACAATTTGTATGATACATATTTGTCTCAGTATTTAACTGATGCTAATTTCCAAGAGTCAGTTCCTTTTGAGGAAATAATTCTTGAAGATATCGCAAACAGAACTGCTAACCAAATAGAATTACAATTGTGGAGAAACTCTACAGCGACTGGTGCAACTGTTTATAACAGTCAATGTTTTGATGGTGTTATTAGATTGATTACTTCAGGTAATGGAGCAAGTCAAATTTCTTACACTGCTGCTACTGCAACAAATGGTTTAGATGTATTCACAACTTACTACCAAAATATCCCTGAGAATGTATTACACAGAGATGACTTAGTTATCTATTGTGGTTATTCTGACTACAGAGCTTTGGTAGCATCAATGAGAAACAACTCATTCATCAACTTGTTCACAGACCCAACTGGTGTTGCTACTGAAGGTTCTGATTGGGGTGTTATCCTACCAGGTTCAAATGTAAGAGTAGTTCCAACTCAAGGTCTTACAGGTCAAAGTAAAGTATATGCAGGTCCTGCACAATACATTATGGTTGGTATGAATGCTGAGATGATGACTCAAAGAGCAATGTATGACCCATTTGAGGACATTGTAAAATTAAACTTACACGCTACTTATGGTGTGGGTGTATTCTCTGTTGACTCTTGGGTAGTTGCAGCATAAACTAATAAACCTTAAAATTAAAAACTGAAAAAAAAATGAGTTGTTATATAGAAAGTGGGTTTCAATTAGATTGTAGAAATGCAAGTACTGGTGGATTAAATGCGGTTTGGATTCTTGGAAATTCAGGAAATACAATTACTGCTTGGACATCTAACGCAAATGAGCAAATCACTGCGGCATCAGGTTCTGGTGTATTTTACAAATTTGAACTTACAAAACAGGGGTCTTCATTTACTGAAGACATTGGTGTAAACACAACAGCGCAATCTGTTGTATTCCAACCAACATTGGTAATGAACTTACCAAGATTAAATTATGAATTACGTTTAGTATTCCAAAATTTAGTAAATCAAAATAATATATTCTTTATTGTCAAAGATAACAATGGTCAATATTGGTCAGGTGCATGGCAAAATGGAGCATTGGTTACCTCTGGTGGTCTTGCTACAGGACTTGCATACACAGACCTTAATGGTATGAGTGCATTGACTATCGTTGGTGGTGAACCAAATGCGACACAAGAAATCCTTGTGACTACTACTCTTGGAGCAGTATTTACAGGTATTACTGTAGACGCAGAATAATATTATTATAAATAAATTTGGGTACCCTTCAGCTTGGAGGGTGCCCTTTTTTTAAGCCAAGAACAAAAAAATGAAGTGGAACGGTAGAAGTTATAGACCATCAAATGCACAATTTATTACAAAGAAAAAACCTTTTGATTTTCAAGAAGCATTAAAACCATATGGTGAAAAAGAAATGCCGGTATGGAGTGCGATTGTTGCTGTGAATACGGAAAGTGAAAACATAATCCCAACAACACCAACACCAACCCCTTCTAATACGCCAACAGGAACTCCTGCTTCGACAACGACTCCTACACCGACAAATACTCAAACTCCAACGAATACTACAACCCCAACCAATACTCAGACACCGACAAATACTCCAAGTCCATCAAGCCCTGCTTCAGGAACAACTGAAGCGAATACTTACTTATCCGCTGTAATTGCCGCAGGTGGAACTGGTATTAATTCAACCGTATCTGCAGCAACAACAACTTTATTTACAAGTATTATGTCCAATAATTTATGGGACAAAATTATTACTATGTATCCTATACTTGGTGGAACTGCCAATTCACATTCTGTTATGGGTAAAACCACAGGTTTGAGGACTATAACTTGGTATGGTGGAGTAACTCATGGAGTATCAGGAGCAACAGGTAATGGCGTAAATGGTTATGGTGATACAAACTTTGGATTTAATTCTACATCAGGTTATTCACAAAATAGCATACACTACGGAATATATGTA